TGTTAAGTCCAGATTCCGCTCCTGCCAATATCATTCGTTTAAAAGATAAAATAAGTAACATTAATTAGGTCTCTAAGAGGGCGAAAATACCGCCCTCTTTTTTTATTTGAGATGTCTAAAACTTCCGGCCGGTACATATTCCCTTACAAATCCCTCAGATGGATGTCCAATCCGGACAAGGTACCAGTTCTTTCCAGCAGCGTCCTTGATAGTCTTTCCTTTGATCACGTCTACCAGGGTATCTTTTCTCAGCTCTGACCACAGAGTTGATCTGGTAATCCCTGCATCTACATAGGCTTTTGTGTCTTTGCTCATTCTGGCCACATATGCTACTGTTTCTGCTGCTGTAGATGTGCTTGTGCTGTCAGCACTTCCGGATGTTATGCTTGATTCCTCTGTATAAAATCGTCTTGCCTGATAGAACTTTGCACTGTGAGTATATGTAAGTCCATTCTTATAGGACGGTGTTCCGGATCCATGACCGAACAACATAGGTACTCCATTCTTCCATCCTGCGAATCCCTCTACATGTTTCGCTTCGCCGGAACCGAAGTAGATCAGATCGCCTACCTGCAGGTTCTTGTAATCCTCTTCGGTCAGATGGTCTTTTCCTCCATAATAAGCTATCTGAGTGCCTTTTTCAACCTGTTCTCCCGTCCAGGTTCCGATCTGAATACCATAGGCTTTTTCAAATGCTTTCCACCAGAGGGAACTGCAGTCTGAATATCCGCCAAATACCTGACTTCTGAGATCTGACTGTGTGTACTGGTTCTTTCCCTCTCTTGATGTGGCAAGTTCTACTGCTTTGAATGCTCCTTTTGCCATTGTCTCATCCCTTTCCATATGATCATACTGTGTGAGATTGTACTGATTAATGATTGCCATTACTTGCTGCACATAATCCGGATCCGTTGCATAGCCGCCATCCCAGATTGCTTGGATGCAGATTTTGGGGTCTGTCTGATTGCAGGCAAAGGCATAACGTCCCAGACTTGTGATCAGATCATAGTAATCCTCCACGGATTCTTCAAGGCTGTCATAGGCCCGGAACAGATCTGTGATAATCGTAAAGGTTGAACCGTCATAACATTCTTTCGTCTTGGAGCTATAAACCTTTCCTTTCCAGTTGGTTCCGGCTTTGATACCGAAATAAGCATGGGCTTTTACCATCATATCTGATGTACCCCAGCCTGTTTCCAGTGCTGCCTGAGCTATGCAGACAGATGGTAGAATCCACTTCTGTCCGGATGATTTTCGCCTGATATACTCTTTTATGGCATATTTAGATAGTGTAGCAATAAAATCTTTTACCTGTGCTGCTGTTGCCATTTACTTTCCTCCAATAGAAAAAGGGATGATCACTCATCCCCTGAATCATTCGTCTTTATTTGTCTGCTTAATAATCTGGTTCACGTATGTAGAAAGACCAGCAATCAGTATTCCCTGTGTAATCGCTGTAAAAATTGCCATTGCAATATCCTGTCCGGTACCGCAGGTGCAGGTGGCAAACACATAGATCGCGCAGATTGCAATGCTGATTCCGCCAAGGATAAGCGGGATGTACTTATCCTTTACTGCCTGTGCCTGTTTGAGTGCCATTCCTACGAAATATAAGGCAATAGCTACTACGATGAGTTCCGGTTTTACATAGTTTGTGATCTGTTCCATAATCATTCTCCTTTTCTTTCCAGGTCTTCTATTCTATGATTCGCAACCTTAATATGTTCCTCCTTTCTCCGCCTTAACCGGCGGCTTTTCTTTCGTAATTCATATTCAGAAGAATTATATCCTGTCTCTGGATGAGCAGGCATTTGATTTCTTCTTCTGACATATCACTGGCTTTATGCTGAATTCCATTAATACGGATATTTCTTGTTACCAGTTTTAATTCTGACATCTTCCTCACCTCTTCTTTATGGTATGGGAAATGATATGTATGAGTTACTGTTTATACAAATTTAAGCAGTTTGTCGAACGACTTTCGTTGACTCTCCTCTCATATGCTCTTATCCTGTAAGTACAGAGTAGTGACCTACCCGAGTACATACGATCGGAATGTCCTCAATAGTAAGTTTCAACAACTGTATTGCTTTACAAATATCTATCTGCTTCCATGAACACATTCCATTCATCTTTAGTGACAATATGCGCTCCGACCATCCCATTGCACTTGCGAAGTTCGACTGAGTGTTAAAAATCTCCACGATTCTTCCTCGTAGCTTGTTATAATCGAATGCCAACTTGATACCTCCTTTCCGGTTCAAGCTTTTGAATTATCTGTGTAATATCACGTCGTCCATTTTCTGTCAACATAAAATTCAATTTTTTTAACTTTTATGTTTTTATTATTGAACTTTTGCATAATATGTGTTATATTTCAATTACGAAAAGGAGAACATTATGAAGAAAGAAAACACTGCAATTCGTTTAAAAACAATAATGAATATGCGCGGACTTCGGCAGGTTGATATTCTTAATCTGACTGTTCCATATTGTCAAAAGTATAGTGTAAAAATGAATAAGTCAGATATAAGTCAATACTGTTCTGGAAAAACAGAGCCTAACCAAGAAAAGCTTTTTATTCTAGGAAATGCATTGAACGTAAGTGAAGCATGGCTTATGGGTTTTGATGTTCCTATGGAAAGAGTTCCTAATAAAACAGAATCTGTTCGGAGTTCTTCCGTCTCTGCTCAGTGTAAGGAGATCATAGAAGTATGCAATCAGTTGTCTCCTCACAACCAGAGAAAGGTTCTCGCCTACTCTAAGAACCTTCTCTCCACCCAGCAGATGGAAGAAGATCTTCTTGCAGCTCATGCCCGGACGGATGTTGAGCAAACACCCGAAGGTGTTCAGCATGATTTGGATATTATGAATGATGATTCAAAATGGGAGGAATGATATGGCATTAGATATATTGGAATTGCGTAAACTATGTATACCTAAAAACATTCGTATTACACTCCACGCAGCTAAAAGGCTGGAACAGCGTAGGATATTCTTAAAAGATGTAATAGCCTGTATTATGAATGGAGAAATCATCGAACAATATCCAGATGATTATCCTTACCCCAGTTGTTTAATTCTGGGGATGAGCATCGAAGATAAATATCTTCATGTAGTCATCGGAAATCACGAATCGGATTTGTTCCTTATAACAGCTTATTTCCCCAGTTTTGATAAATGGGAATCTGATTTCAAAACCAGAAAGGAGAATGCATAATGACTTGTTTTTACTGCAAAGGTAATATTGAATCTTCTACAACAACTTACATGACTGATTATCAGGGATGCTATATCATTATCAAGAATGTTCCTTGTGAAAAGTGTTCTCAATGTGGGGAAGAATACTTAAATGGTGAAACACTTGAACGAATTGAAGAAATTATTCAAAAAGTTAAAGGTATGCTGACTGAAATTGCAGTTGTTGACTACAAGCAAACAGCTTAGAGAGAACCGTTTTATTTTAATCGCTAAAGGGGTGATCCCAATTGAATTACGAACAATTACTGACTGCTGCCGATCAGGAAGGGTTACTTGTTAAAGAACAGCCTCTTACTGAACATGATGGCCTGATCCGTGGCAGTCGCATAGCAATCCGAAAGGATATAGAAACGCAAGCCGAAAAATCTTGTGTGCTTGCCGAAGAAATCGGGCATTATCACACCAGTTCCGGAAACATTTTAGACCAGAATAAGGTAGAAAGCCGAAAGCAGGAATATCGAGCTCGGCTTTATGGGTATAATCTAAAGATTGGACTTACCGGTCTGATCAGCGCTTATGAAGCAGGATGTGGGAATCTTTATGAGATGGCTGAATATCTGAACGCTACGGAAGAATATTTAAAAGAGGCTATACAGTGTTATCATTCTAAATACGGTGTATACGCTGTTGTTGATAATTATGTTATTTATTTTGAACCATTTGCGGTGATACATATGATTTCATCAGCAGATTAAAGAACGGACCTGTTATTACCAGATTCGCTATTGGAAGAATATAGAGATTTTACTATTGAACAGATGTCTAGAATGACTGGATATCACCAAAAGCTCATAGAACTGCGAATGAGTTCTTGAATACAGGAGGTTTTTCACATGAAAAAGACATTATTAAAATATTTTACAGTTGCCCTAATTACAATCAGCACCATATCTATGCCGCTAACTGTTAAAGCAGCTCAAAAAAGTAACATTTCCATTCGGCCAAATGTAGCATACTCTAAATATGACATCACCGGTGATGGCAAAGCTGATAAAATTCGAATAAATTTCAAGTCGGAATCTTATCTGAACATTGAGGTGAATGGCAAAAAAAGTTTTAGTTTAAACGCCCAAAACATATATCTTGTAAATGCAGATCTTTATACTCTCAATGGAAATAAACATTTTTTGAAGCTAAAATGCCAAGACATTGATAATGATCACATTGATTACGACAAATTATTGACTTATAAATCTGGAAAACTTGTATCTGCTGTCAATTTAATGTCGCATCGTAAAGGTGCTTTCAATGCTCGCCATAATAGTTTTACTCAAAAAGTTGGTGCAAATTACATTCAAATCCGTATGCAGTCAATGCCAGGAGGAGTCGGTTCTATTCAATATACCATAACTTATAAACTTTCCGGAAGCTCTCTGAAGCTTTCCAAAACTACATATCCTGTCACTTATTCCAAATCATACAATCCCCTTCTTGGTGGACAAAATATGTGGAAATGTGCAAAATCATTGAATATAAAGAACTCCCCTAACGGAAATATTATCTATACAACAGATGCTTACGAAGTATGTACTGTAAATAAAATTAAATATTCTGGCGGCAGTGCCTATATATATATCCGGGCTGAGGATGCTGATATTTCTGGATGGGTAAGATGCCCTAATTCCTATACAAGCAGATTTTTTGAAGAATCCCTGTTTATTTAATTATCATTGCATTCAATAATGTCTTCAAAAAGTGCCCTTACTGGTAACAGCAACCAAACATTCTCGTTTGAACAGATGCCTCGAATGACGGGGAATCACCAGAAATTGATTGAATTGAGAATATCTAATAATTCAGATTTAGATCCGAATTATTTAATATTCTTTCACCTTATAAAGACATACATTTCAATGGTCAAAGCATATTTGATGTTTTGGGTTTTCCAAACGATTTGCTTGAACGTTTAAATCAGCTAATCACACAAAAATTCATATAAAAACCGCCCCTGCTGGTAACAGGGACGGATCAAGAATCTCCGAAGAGATCCAGTACTTTAGCAAAGATATTGTATCATCTTCGGAGCAGTTACACAAGTCGAACATTTGTATATATGTGATCACATCAATGGATTAACGAAAGGAGTTTTCATTATGCCATTACCCAAAGAACGGATTTATACAATAGATGACATCTACGCTCTTCCGGATGGCGAACGTGCAGAGCTGATTGATGGGCAGATCTATATGATGGCACCGCCTAATACCAGACATCAGGTAATCGTCGGTGAACTGTATGCTACTATCCGCAATTACATTAAAAGTAAAAACGGATCCTGTAAACCATATGTTTCTCCATTTGCAGTGTTCCTGAATGAAGATAACAAGAACTATGTCGAACCAGACTTAACAGTTGTCTGCTCACCGGACAAAGTAGATGAAAAAGGTTGTCATGGTGCACCTGACTGGGTAATTGAGGTTGTTTCTCCTGCTACCCAGAGTAAAGATTACGGAATAAAGCTGTTTAAATACCGTATGTCCGGAGTCAGGGAATACTGGATCATTAATCCTATGAAGGGGATTGTAAACGTTTACGATTTTGAAAATGAATCGGGTACCGGATTATACTCTTTTGATGATGAAATTCTAGTATGTATATATCCCGATTTATCAATTGTGATCTCTGAATTATTATAATAAAAACCGCCCCTGTTGGTAGCAGGGACGGCTCAAGAATCTCCGAAGAGATTCCGTACTTTGGCAAAGATATTGTATCATCTTCGGAGCAGTTACACAATCAGAACATTTGTGTGGCTGGTATTTTTATACTTAAAATTACATATTTTATAAAACCGAGGTGATATTTATGAGCAGTAAAGTGGCATGTCTTTACATCCGCGTCTCGACAGAGGACCAAACAGAACTTTCTCCTGATGCGCAGAAACGTCTTTTGCTGGATTATGCTCAGAAGAATGACATGATTGTTTCCGGGGACTTTATCTTTACTGAGAGTGTTTCCGGCCGGCATGCACAGAAGCGCCCGGAGTTTCAGAAGATGATTGCCCTGGCAAAGCAGCCCTCTCACCCCATTGATGTAATCCTGGTATGGAAATTCAGTCGTTTCGCCCGTAACCAGGAAGAGTCTATCGTATACAAGAGTATGCTCAAAAAAGACAATGTAGACGTGATCAGTGTATCTGAGCCACTGATTGGGGGACCTTTTGGCAGCCTGATCGAGCGTATCATCGAATGGATGGATGAATACTACTCCATTCGATTGTCAGGTGAGGTTTTGCGTGGCATGAAAGAAAAAGCCCTGCAAAAAGGCTATCAGACATCTCCCTGTCTTGGCTATACTGCAGTTGGACATGGGAAACCTTTTGTGATTAATGAATCAGAATATGCTATTGTCTCTTATATCATGGATTTGTATGATAACCAGAACTTAGATGAAACAGCTATTGCCAGACGCTGCAATGACCTTGGATACCGGACAAAACGGGGAAACCTCTTCGAGCGGCGCAGCGTTGACCGGATTCTTGGAAATCCCTTCTATTGCGGGACTGTTGTCTGGAACGGAGTGGAATTTGAAGGAAGCCATGAGGTACGTCTTTCCAGGGAACGGTATGAAAAACGTCAGAAGCTGATCACTTCCCGGAAACGTCCAGTCAAGGCGCGGAATGTCTCTGCCTGTAAGCACTGGCTATCCGGTCTTTTGAAGTGCTCTGTCTGCGGGGCCACGCTTTCTTACACCGGTAATAATAAGTGTCCTTATTTCCAGTGCTGGAAGTACGCAAAGGGATTTCATAAGACTTCTGTTGCCTTATCGGTCAAAAAGGCTGAAGAAGCTGTGATAAGTTATTTTGATCAGATCTTAGATGGAGCAGAATTTACATATGTATGCAAAAAGAAAAAGACTGATCATTCACTGCAGATCGAACAGTTACAAAGAGAGATCAGTAAGCTCACCATGAGAGAAAGCAGAATCAAAGAGGCTTATGAGGCAGGCGTAGATACTCTGGAAGAATATAAGAATAATAAGGATCGTCTGGTATCAGATCGGTTAGAATTGACTGCTGCCCTTTCACAGCTATTACAGGAAGAACAGGCAGAGCAGCCTGACGCAGAAGAAATCTTGAAAGAGATCCGTTCTGTTACGGATGTCCTGAAGAATCCAGACGTAGGTTATGAAGCAAAGGGAAATCTGATCAGAAGTGTTGTGGAGCAGATCATATATGATAAGGAATCCGGAAAAATGTCTTTTGACATCATTATTTCCTGAATTTCATCCATCCATAAAAAAGTGCCATTTCAGCCTTTTAACATTTTTGTAATATTTTTTCAGAATTGAAAATCCCGCAAACCCGCATAAACACTGGGTTTGCGAGGCTATTATAGGGTACTGCACTCCGGTGGCCCGGACGGTGAGATTGGCGCTTCCCTGCGTTATCTTTCCCAGCGTTTTACCATGCCGAACCGAACGACTTCTGCTTTGCTCAACGACATAGGAACAGAAGAACTCAGTCATCTGGAAATGGTATCCACTATTGTACATCAGCTTACCCGGGACCTTTCCATGGAGGAAATTGAGAAATCCGGATTTGGACCGTATTATATCGATCACACAGTGGGAGTCTGGCCACAGGCAGCAGGTGGCGTACCATTTAATGCATGTGAATTTCAGAGTAAAGGTGATCCGATCACTGATCTGTTCGAGGATCTTGCTGCAGAGGGTGCGATTGTATAAAGACAACATTGAGGTTTTAAAAGAAAGTTCCCGATAATCTGGCATACTAGCTGCCAGAT